TTAAATATAATTTTACATATTATAATACAACAAATAATACAACAAATACTCCATATTATATATATTATGATTTATTTTGTATTGGTTTTTATATAGTATTTTTATGTTTTATTTGTAAAATATTAAGATATATATATATAAATTTAAATAATTGTATTATGTATAATAATATTGATACACAAAATGAAATAGATAATAATTTAACACCAAGATTTGAATATACTAAAATAGAAGAAAATAGAAATGATGATATTTGTTCAATATGTTTAGAAGAAATAAAAATTAATAAATCAATCAAATTAAATTGTAATCATATATTTCACGAAAGTTGTATTAAACAATGGATAAAGGAAACAAAAAAAAATCCTAATATTGAAACATATTGTCCACTATGTAAAATAAATATATTATAATGAGATTAAATATATATATTATTATTATATAATGAGAAATAAATTATGTAAATTTTTAGATGATATACCATTAGATAAGAAATATTTAAAATATATGAGTAAAAGATATGGATTAGAAGATAATATAGAATATTTAGAAGAAAGTTTTTGGAAATTATGGAAAAATAAATATTTTTCAAATACTGAAGAAAGAAATAAGGAAGATTCATATAATTTTATATGTATAAAATCAAAATTTCATAAAAAATAATTAATTATTAGAAAAAGCTTTAGCTAAATTATTTTTTCTACCGGTAGAAAAAATAGTTGGAGTTGAAATATCACTTGTAGCTGCTCTTTCTATACATACTTGCTGAACATTACTTCTTAAAGTATGTAATGCTGATGTTTTATCAACTTTACTTTTTTCTAAATAATTATTCATTTTATTTAATAAATCTTTACAATAAATATCATCAATTAAGTCATGATCTTCTAAAGTTGTTTTAAAATCTTTAATAATCTTTTCAAGTTCTATTAAATTTAAAGACATCATTGTATTCATAATATTGATTGCTTTTAATCTGCATTTTTGTATTAATACATCATTATTTAATATTACTTTTTGAATAGTAGAATCTCTATTAATAGTAGAATTAATAGTAGAATCTCTATTAATAGTAGAATTAATAGTAGAATTAATAATAGTAGTATCAATTAAATCAATATATTTTAAATTTAATTTAATACAATTATCAATCAATATATTTTCTGTATCAATATTATTACAACTAATATCAATAATAATATTTTTTTCTTCTTCTGAATATAAATCTCCAATATAAATTTTATTATCTTTTATTTTATAATTTGTATAAATTTTTTCTATGTTATAATTTTTGAATGATTCCAAGTTAATTTCTAAATTTTGAACAACTACAGATAATAATCCCCCCAAGCAATCTCCAAAAGCTGTAGCAATCATATCTTTATTTTCAAGATAATAATAATTACTATTAGTACTATTACTAATATTTTTTAGTAAATCAGAATTATGATCTATTCCTAAACCAAATGTATAAATAGATATATTACTAATTAATGGATTTGAATCTATTAATTTATTAATTTGGTTACCTAATACTACTGGATTTACTATACCTTCGTTTGCTATACCATCTGTTAATAATAATATATTCCAACTTCTTGTATCTTCTTTATTTAATTTTTTATAATTATTTATTTGTTCAATAGCATTAAATAATCCACCACTTAAATTTGTAGTAGCACCAACTTCTAATTTTTCTACAATATTTTTAATTTTTAATTTATTTTCATCATTCATAAAATCTGTAGAAAAATCTTTATTTACTATATTATCAAAAGTAACTAATCCAAATATATCATTAGTTGATAAATTAACAATAATTTTATTAATTGCTTCTTTCAGTAATTCAAATTTATTACCATACATTGATCCTGATTTATCAGCAACTAATATAATACCTATATCAGATTTATCATCATCATTCATTTTTTTTGCTTTTAAATTTAATAAAATACTTGCTTTTGTATTATTATTTGTATAAATATTATAATCAGTTTTAATATTTAAATTCATTAATTATATATAAATATATTAAAAAATATATATTTAAATAATCCATTTTTTGAATAATATTATTTATTAATAAATAAATAGATATATAATAGTAGCTGTTATTTAACTTGTTTGCTATTAAAATATAAATAAAAAATAGTTTATACAAATTATAAATATAATATAATTTATACAAATTATAAATATATAAAATAAATTAAATATAAAATAAATAAATAAAGTTTTAAATTTATTTTATTTATCGTATTTACGAGGACAATCATGTCCTCCATGACTTTCTCCTAATATAACTTTTTTTCTAGGTTGCTTATATTTAGACTTGTGTATATTGAACCTTCTCCACCAATGTTTGGAATCTGGACATATCCAACGAAAATGACAATGGTTACAGCAACCACATACGCAATACGCAATACCTTGTCCTGTCCCGCATCGTTTATTACACCTTATACACGGCATTATTCTAATTTTATATTATGTACTTCAATAGACATATATATATATATTATTTTTCAATTTTATTATAAATTTAAATATTAAAAATAGAAATATTTAAATATCTATTTGTGATGGAACTCCTGCATTATATTTGTCTATTTCATTAAATTCTAATATTTCAACATCTTGGACTAAATCTAATATAGGATTTAAATTATCATAACTTAAACCACCTAATCTAATACATTCTTTTAAAAGAAAATTATATTTAATAGCTGTTTTTTTCCACAAAGTATAGTGTATTGTAATATTATTAAGTGTTTCATTATAACGATTATTTAATGTTTTAATAAAAATTTTATATTTATTTATTAAGTCATTATTATTACTATTACTTATAGATAATTTTGATTTTAAATTATTTATTATTTGATTTTGATTATAATTTTGATGATTTAATTTTCTTGTTAGTGATTCTAAATGATTTATATAATCAAGTAGTCTTATATCCATATCGGGAGGTTCTATAAATTTATCAAGTTGTTTTTTTTGATAATTAGACAAGCTTTCCATGTATTGAAGTTTATAAAGATTAATAACCTTCTTTTTATCATAGTTTGATTCATTTGGAGTATAATGTTGCATTGTTTAAATGTATATATATATATATTTATAATATATATATAATAAAAAATAATATATATTTAAAAAATCAATTTTTTTTATTGTGAATATATATGTAAAGAATAAGCTTTATTATTACTATTATTTTCAATTGAATGGTAAATTTCTTTATTATTTATATAACTAATATCATTAGTACTATGGTATAATGTATTAATAATTTCTTTATCATTATTATATATTTGTTCTTTTAAAGAACCATCAAGTATTTTAAATAAACAACCTTTATCAAAATGTTTATGTTTATTTGTTCGTGAATTATTATCCCATTCTAATAAATATAATTGTTTATTTGGCATTTTCATAGGTAATTTTATTTTACTATATCTCATTTTTTTATAATAAATTATGTCTTTACTATTTAAAAAAGATTTCCAATCATTACCTATATATCTTGATACATAATATTTACATAAGTTAATACTATATATATTTCTAATACTATTTGATAATTGTGTTAAATTATAAATCATTTATATATATATAAATATATAATTTTAAATAATAAATATATCTTTATAGAATTTAATTATAACTACTCTTCATAACCAGTAAAAAATATATAACCTCTATTAAATGATCATATAATTATACTTTTCTTATTAGGTTGCAACCTATAGAATTTAGTAACTTATTTTATATATATATATATATATTGAATCATTATCTATAAATTTATTAATAATAATTAAATAAATCTATTATTTCATTAAAATATAATACAAGTTTATCTAATTAATTATATATTTTTTTTAATAATTTATTGATAAAATAAAAAAATTGAATAATAATTGATATATATATATATATATATATATTAAAGTAATACATACATACTAAAGTAATATATATACATTACTAAAGTAATACAATTAAATGGAGAAACAAACAGGAAAACTATCAGAGAAACAAACAGGCATACTGTCAATGATAGAAGAACACTTCAATCTACCACGTGAGTTAACTGAGAAAATTGGACATCATTATATAAAAAAGTCATACATCATTTCAGCGTGTGAATTTCATATAAATCGTCTTCCTCCTCCTCCATTACCGATAGTACAGGTTTTTGGATGGTATAGGAAGATGTGGTAATTGTTAAAAAAATTGATTTATTATTATATAATATTATTATATATATATATATTATTATATAATATTATTAATATGAATAAAGATTTAATTAATACGGTAAATGATAAGCAAGAAGAATATGATATGATAAATAAGCAAGAAGAATATGATATGTTAAATAAGCATGAAGAATATGATATGTTAAATAAGCAAGAAGAATATAAAGAAAAAATAAGAATTATAAATTTAATATGTTCTGTTATTAAAGATATTGATGAACGTTATAAATATAAAAGAAAAGAAATATATAAGCTTTCTTTATTATAAAAATAATTTGTTAATAAAAATAAATTAAAATAATTTATAATTTAGCTTTTAAAAACTTTAATTGTTTAATATACACTTCATTTATACCACAGCAACCACCAATTATTTTAACACCTTTCTTTTTCCAGTTTAAGGCAAAATTTAAAAATTCTTTTTCAGATATATCTTTATAAATATCTTCTTTATCAAAATCTGATTTTAATTCAAAATTATTTAATGTTTTTTTATGTTTATTTGGATACACACCAATATTTATATTTTCTTTATAAATATAATCTACTGCTAAATCTATATAATTTATAGGACTACAATTAAAAAATATATATTTAATTTTATTATATTTTAATAATTTTATTATTACTTTCAAATTAGTTTTATCTAATATTTCTTTTCCTGTTTTATTTACACAAAATGATATACATGTTATATTATTAATATTATATTTATTTATAAATGTTAAAATTAAATATAAATCATTAAATGAACATACTGTTTCAAAAATAAATTTATCAACAAATTTTATTAAATTTATATATGTTATATAATAATGATTCATAATTTCTTCATTTGATATTATTAAATCAATATTATAACTTTCACCATATGGCGGTATTGAGCCAAATATTATTTTATTTTTATATTTATCTGTAGCTTTTTTTGCTATTCGTCCGATATTATAAATTATATCAGGTAATATATTTATATTTATATTACCTTTTTTTAAATAATATGGTGTAGCACAATAATTATTTGTTATTATTATATCGGCACCATTATCCATAAATAATTTATGTGCTTGTAAAATTAAATGTTGATTTGTAAAATATGGTTTAAGTGACCATAAAATCCGATCATCATTATTAAATCTATCTCTTAATATTGTTCCCATACCTCCATCTAAAATTTTCATAATAATATATATATATATATATTATAAATAATTATTTATAAATTATATATTATTCAATTTTTCATTTTTCATTTTTCATTTTTCATTTTTCATCACACTACAATAATATATTATGATCCCAAAAATTAAAATTATTAAGATATATCACTACTCCTACTCCTATGACTACTTCTACTCCTACTTCTACTCCTACTCCTACTCCTATATTGTTCTATATTTATACCATTTACATACCATTCTAATTCTATTTCATCGTTATTTTTTTTTTTACAACAACTAAATAATTTACACATATATATATATATATA